GCATCCCGCACCGCACCGCTGTACTCGCAAGCAACCAAGACCTTCACACCTCACCCCTTAAAACGGAATGTCTTCATCACCACCAGGCTTCTGATACCCGTTCGACTTCTCAACCTCATGCCGACTCACCGCACCAGGACCAACCTCACGACCAATCCTCAACGATAACCACCGACCCTTCGCACCAACACGCTCCTTCACATCAACCCAATGCACCACACCACCAGGCAACATCACCTTCCCTCGAAACTCAGGATGCCACTCCTCACTCTTCCGATCATTCGCAAACAACGATCCCTGACCCTCTCTCATCTCATACGACATCATCAATCTCCTTGAACTTTGCGTAAACGCATTTCAGCCCCGATCACACCCTAAGGCTACCTCGATACCAACCACACCCTGATCGTCGCTGTTTCGCCTTTCGGCAACTGCTCCAATCGGCATCAACGATCCAACCCAAAACCCCGCAGCATTCTTCGCCATCCCACGCGCCATCATCCCCCCTTCATCCAAGCACCTCCTCGCATCCATCGCACCCACTCGATGCCGGTCAAACGCAGCCACCGAATTGAAGTACACCCCACACCCTCGACATTGATTCCGATCACCACTCAGCTTCATCACTCACCCCTGAAAAAAGAGAAGAAAATTTTTGGGAGGCCCCCACACGCTACCGGGCGACCGGGGGGGGCAAGGGGTCGCGCCTGCGCTCGCGCACGAAACGCGTCACCCGCGCCCGCATGAAACGCGTAAGGTGTCGCGCGCCTAGCCCATACTGGGACACGCTGCACCCCCCTGCCTGTCCAAAACCAAACGTCCGATTGAGTTTTGACACGGATCGATTACAGCCCCTACAACGCGCTGGAAGCACATCAGGCTATGTCGCCCTTACCCGACACCTGATCGTGCGCTGTAGGCTGTTCTGACGCGATCTCGGGGCATTGCCGCATCAGGTCGGCGACCGATTCAGCGATCAGCGCTTCGGATGGTGGTGGCAACCCTTCGGCAGCGTATCGCTCGATCACCATCGTTCGAAGCCTTTCGTCAATCGTCGAACTTTCTTTCTTTGCTTTAGTTTCTTTCTTTCTCTCTCTTAAGCTTTTATTAGCGTTCATTGGTGCGAACTTCCCTTTGATGTGCGGGGTGATGAGTTTGCGGTACTCGGCGGCTGCTTCGCGGTCGTAGACGATGCGCCAGGTGATGCCTCGTTTGCCCTTCTCGGCTGGTCTGAGCTTTGCGATGTAGAGGTGTTCGGCGAGCGTGGCGATGTGCTTGCAGACTGTTGGTCGCTGGATGCCGACCAGCGTGGCGATGCGGGCCTGGCTGACATGAGTGACACCGTGCATGTTGGCGTGATGGGCCATTGCGATGAGGATGCGGATTGCAGCCGGGTGGATGTCCGGATCGTAGGCGACTGCAGCCGGGATGACTGCGAACACCTCGCTCGGGTCAACCGGGATCGGCTTGATCTTGCGCTTGGCTGGCGTTGCTGCAAGCCTGATCTTTGGCGGTCCATCGGTCACAACGGTCCTCGAGGCATCGCCGCCCAGCACCGCACCAGTCCTGGCCTGTAGGCTTGCATCCCGCAAGCGTCCCGGTACTGCTGGCCATCCCAGACTGCCGCCCAGCACCACCTTTGCCGGTCATCGTCCAGCGTCACCAGCACCGTATCATCGCGCTCGGGGTGATCGCCTGCCGGGTGCCAGATGATCAGTTCCGTGTGCTTCATTCTGCTCCTTCCATGCTTTGATCAGATCCATCCGCAGCCGGTCAGCAGCTGCATCGCCGCGCTTGGCCCGGACCTCGTTGATGTACATCGCCTTTGTCCACTTCTTGCTGCGCGGCCCGACTCGATCCGGCAGACGCAGCGCCCATTGCACTTCGCAATGATGCCGCCAGGCTTCACTCTGCAGCCCCACCAGCGTTCCGTCGGGCAGCTGCATCAGCTTCGCGTTGCTGTGTCGCTGCCCGCAGCCGCTGCATACAAGAGCCGCATTGCCATCGTCTGTTCCTACCGCCATTGCTGACCTTCCAGTCGCCGCCCTCGATCCGATTCCGTTGCTGGCAGTGGCTGCAATGCCTCGTCCCATCATTCAATCGATCACCTCGTGCATGTGTACCTCGATCCCCGGCGCTGCCTTGTAGCGCTTGCTCACGGTCAGCCGCACCACCTGCTTCTCGTCGATGTAGGCAACCCCGTTGCAGGCGTCCAAGACACTCTTGGCGACGTTGTCCAGATCAGGCTTGCCCGGTATCTCCCGGCCCTGCAGCGCTGCTTCCCGGCGCTTCCGCGGCCAACTGGCAGGCACCCGGCAGATGATGTCGATCCGCACTGACCAGGGACTCTCAGTCGGTGCCAGCGAACCCATAGCACACTGACACGCATCAGCGACCTGACGCTCCCATGCCGCGGTCTTGGCCGGTGTGTACAGGCGCGGCCTGCCGCCAATCGTTGACACTCTCGGCCTGCCCTTGCCGACCGCGTCACCGTCGAGCCAGAAGTAGAGCGACAGGCTCATTCGCGCCACGCTGCCCGTTGCAGCACCCGGACATGACAGCTGTGGTGCAGCGTTGTCAGCTTTGCTTGGCCCTGCTTGCGAACCCAATGGCGAGTCCCGCCAGGCGTCTCCAGATCGCGGTGGTGGTACTCGTAGACTTCGCCGGTGCGCGACAGCTCGAACCAGTCGCCGACCTGCAAGTTGCGGACTCTCACGATGTCGCTCATCGCCGCGGCCCCAGCAAGCGCTGCAGCCTGACCTGCACATCCCCGGTCTGCACCAGGTGAGCGTGGATCAGCCCTTCGATGATGCTTGCCCTGCTCTGCCGCTGCTGATCTGCAGCCCGGTCGAGGAGCGCCCTGGCATCCGGTCGCAACCGGATCAAGATCGGTTTCAATGTCTCTTTCATGCGGTCAATGATATCGTTGCGGTATCAGATGTCCAGCACACCGCCAGCACCTGCTGCTCAGAGGAGGATTAGCTTTTGCCTATCGGGTCATCGGCAACGATAAAAAAATATTCCAACACAGACCTTCGATTCGCTGGCATAGTTCGACTCATGCGATGTCACAACGATATCGCAACACACAACAGGAGAACGCAATGTTGTACATCGAATCAATCAAGCACGACGCTGACGGCGTGTTCGCAATGCTCATCTTGCTTCCGTTCAACACCGCGCATGAGCGCTTCTTCAGCAGCATAGAGGAAGCAGAAGCAGAAGTTGCAGCCTTCAACGCATTCTGCAGCAAGTAAGGACGAAACCCCGAAAGGGGTCCAGGCGTAACGCGCCTGCTGATGAGTCCAACAGGAGAGAGAACATGACCTACATCGCCTACTACAGGGTTTCGACCGACCGCCAGGGTCGGTCCGGCCTTGGCCTCGAAGCCCAGCGCAGTGCAGTGCTGGCGCACATCGCCGGTGCGCCTCTGTTGGCCGAGTACACCGAGGTCGAGAGCGGTCGCAAGACCGATCGCCCTCAGCTGCTTGCTGCGCTTGCCGCGGCCAAGAAAGCCAAGGCAACGCTCATCATTGCCAAGCTCGACCGCTTGGCTCGCAATGTGCACTTCATCTCAGGGTTGCTCGAGTCCGGTGTTGCGTTCCGCTGCGCCGACATGCCGGAAGCCGACCGCACCTGGCTGCAGATGTCTGCAGTCTTCGCCGAGTGGGAAGCGAGGAAGATCGGCGAGCGCACCAGCGCCGCGCTGCAGGCTGCAAAGGCCCGCGGTGTGGTGTTGGGTTCACCCAGCCCCGAGCGTGGCGCTGCAGCCGTTTCTGACGCCGCCCAGCGGTACGCTCTCGCGCTGGCCCCGGTCATCGCAGAGATCCGCGCTGCTGGTGCGGTGACCCTGCGTGACATTGCAGCCCAGCTGCAGGCTCGCAGCGTCAAGACTGCTCGTGGTGGCCTGGCATGGTCAGCGCAGCAGGTCAGCAACCTGATCAACCGTCTCAACGAGGAAGCAACAGCATGAACAAGCCGCTCTGTAAGGTCGCCATCGGGTCGGCCTACCAGCGCCCGCTCCGGCGGGACTTCACGCCAGAGGAGATCTTCTGGCAGGCCCGCCTGCTGGACAAGCGACAGGGACTCACCGCATCGCAAGTCATCGGCAGCGTCATCCAGCTGCTGTTGTGGATCGGACTCATCGGGATGATGCTATGGATCGCGTGATCTTGGATGCCGCGTATCAGACGCGGCAATGCGAGAAGCTGCTGGCGTCTGTCGTGGCGACCGCCCTGCGCGATCTGGCTGCAGGAAGGGACCAGCGCTGGGACCGCAGCCGGAAACCCGGCGACCGTGACATGACCATCAGCGGTCACTCGTTCACCGCCGCAAGGTTCCTGTTCGACGAAGAATCGACCGGCGTCGATGCCTATCTCGAATGGCTCGACATCGATGTCGGCATCTTTCGTCGCCGCCTGCTCGAGACGATCTATGACAGCAGTCCGCGGGAGGTAGGTGGATGGGAACCCAGCCAACGCAGAGCAATGCGAATGAACTATGAAGCCTGGCGCAAACTGCGCCACGGCGACACCAGTCGATTCGAGGAGGATGAGGATGAGTGAGACAGCACAGGAACTCAAGGAGCAAGCGCTCGACTCGCACGAAGAGCGGCACCGTGACTGGGTGCTGAAGGCCCGCGATGTCGCCGTGAAGGTCGCGCTGGACTTCGGCAGCGTCAGCATCAACGATGTGCGACCGCGCTGCCCGCTGCCAGAGGGAGCGCACCCGTCACTCTATGGCGCAGTTTTCAGGACTCCGGCACTCCGCGCCGCCGGGTATGTCGTCGCCTTCCACCGCGAGTCCCACGGCAGGGTCGTGCGGTCTTACAAAATCACAGGAGAGCAATGATGGTAGGCAAGGTAACACCCAACACGATGATGAGCGCCAGCCGTATCCCGGCGCTGCTCGCAATGAGCAAGTACGCCAGCCGCAACGACACCCTGCAAGCGGTGATACAGGCCAACCAGGGCATCGAAGAACCCTGGAAGGGATCTGAAGCCGCTGACTGGGGCAATGCGCTCGAGCCGACGATTCTGGCCGAGGCTGCGAAGCGCCTGCAACTGCGTGATCTGCAGCTCGATCACCCCGAGGCCCGGTTCCACCCGGACCTGCCGCTTGCCTGTTCGCTGGACGGGACCGCTGACGGTGGTGGCCAGCGCCTGGTGTCTGACCCGGCGAGCGGCATCATCGTGGTCGGTCAGGACAGCATCGCTCTCGATGGCATCGGTGTCCTCGAAGCCAAGCTCACCAGTTCATGGCCCGAGGATGTCCCGGCGCTCGACCGCGGCCCCCTCCAGCTGCAGGCGCAGATGGACATCATCGGTGCGAAATGGGGAGCGGTGTGCGTCTTGTACCAAGGCATTGAACTGCGGGTCTTCCTGTTCGCGCCGCACCCCGAGTCGATGGCTGCGATCAGCAATGCAGTCTTCGACTTCGACCGCCGCGTCCAGTTCTGGCGGGACACCGGGGCAATCGACTGGTACCCAGCTGACCAGGCTGGCGACACCGAGCGGATCTTCCCGGTCGCAGACGACACGCAGATCGACTTGCCCGCTCATGCTGCCGTGCTGATCGACGACATGCAACGCGCTGCCGCCGACATCGAAGACGCACAGGCTCGCAAGACCAAGGCAGAGACGGACCTTAAGCTGCTGCTCGGAACCGCAACAGAAGGCAGACTCGGATCGACAATCGTGCGTTGGCCGATGCGTCACTACAAGGCGCAGCCCGAGAAGATCACCCCGGCGAAAGCCGCCTACAGCATCAGGCAGTCCACCCTCGCGCTGAAGGAAGTCAAGTGACAGTCAGCGCTTACACTCTGGCGACAAGCCTGCAGGCAATCGAGGATGCGCTGGCCATGCTGCCGATGTCGGTGGCGCAGCGCACCAATCTCATACTGGCGAAGAGCGAACTGCGCTCCGCGCTGGAAACCCTGAAGATCGAGATCAAGGAGGAAAGCAATGGAAGATGACCCGATTCTGTTTGCGTATGACCGAGCGGTGCTGGCCCTGCAGTCGGCCATCCCCGGCTTGGAGGAAGAGCGAGCGTATGAGGTGGTCACGGCGATCAGCCTTGCCATCATCGAGAACATCAAGGATCACTTCAAGGAAGAGCAGCAATGACAGCATTGACGACACATCGCGGGTTTGCGCCCGCCACCATGACCGAGGCCATCGAGTTCTCGCGGATGCTGGCCGAGTCGAGCATGGTCCCCAAGGCATACCAGAACAAGCCGCAGGACATCATGGTCTGCGTTCAATGGGGATATGAGATCGGCCTGGCCCCGATGCAGGCGCTCCAGAACATCGCCGTGATCAACGGCAAGCCCAGCGTCTACGGTGACGCGGCAATGGCGCTGGTGCAGGCCAGCCCCGTCTGCGAGGATGTGCAGGAGTTCTTCGAGGGTGAGGGTTCACCGAACCCGGTCGCCGTTTGTGTGGCCAAGCGCCGCGGTCGCAACCCGGTGACCGCACGGTTCAGCGTCGAGGATGCCAAGCGAGCGGGATTGTGGGGCAAAGCCGGACCCTGGCAAGCGTATCCCAAGCGCATGATGCAGATGAGAGCGCGAGGCTTCGCGCTGCGCGATGCGTTCCCCGATGTCCTCAAAGGGTTGATCACCGCGGAGGAAGCGCAGGATTACCCGGCAGAATCAGCTCCGCGGGAGCGGGACATCACCCCGCGCAACCCGCTGGATCGGATCGCCGCCCCGGTCGGTGTGCCGATCACCGCCCCGGCAGTCATCGAGCAGCAGCTGGCCGACACGGTCGAGCCTGGCGAGGCAGCAACCTTCGAGCAGATCACCGCCGAGTTCGCCGCTGCAGGCGTAGAGGTGATCGAGATCCCCGAGGTTGTCGAGGCGATCGAGGAGCGAGCGGCAATCATCGAGGAGTCAGGTGTGCCGCCCGACCAGGCGCTGCAGAAGGCAGTCGAGCAGGAGGGATACCCGCTGCGAGTACCCAACAAGACCGAGCCGCACTCAATGCACATCAGTCTGGAGGATTGGCTGGTGGCCTACAACCAACTGGCAGACAAGACTGCGACCGCTGGCCGAGCAGAGCCGCGTACCCGCATGACCAAGCTGCGCGAACTGAAGGAGGCCAATGAGAAGGTCACCGACAGGCTGGCCCCGGTGCTGCAGTCGGTGCTGAATGCTGCTCACCAGCGCCGCCTGAAGATCCTCGGGGCTGCGCTGGACCCTAGCCAGAAGTGACCATCTCGAGCGCGGTGCGCCTGACATCCAGCACGCGCCGCGCCCAGCCCCGCCCGAATGTCTCCCAAGTCTTCAGCTCCTGCAGGAACGCCAGCCGCTTGTCGCAGTATGCGTTGATCAGCTCCTGCTGGTCCATCGCGTTGACCGCGGCCAGCGTCCGCGGCCCTATCGCTCCGTCCTGCGCCGCGCCGACCACCGCCTGCAGGAACTTCGCCGCCCTGCCTGGCCCGCTGTTGATCGCCGTGTCGAAGACACAGTAAGCAACGCCAGCAGGCATCGCGCCCGCAGCCACCGCGTCCCAGTATTTCGCCCGGTAGAGCGGTGCGACATCTTCGGGTGTCAGCGCCTTGATCTCGTCAACCGTGACCGGCCTGTCGCACCATTCCTCCCACACCGCTTTCGTGCAGCCGAGATTCGTCGCGCCGCCGGGATCAGCTGGATGATCCACGAATCCACCCTCGTGCGCTAGGACATGCTTTAAGCATTTTTCAAAGCTCATTTCTTGGCCCTCATGTCGATGATCTTCTCGAGTGTGCGCCCGCCAAAATAGAAGCTCATGATGAGCATCCCCCACTGCCCGAGCAGCTGGACGTAGGACTCGTTGGTGTTCTTGCCGAACGCGCTCATCATCGCAAACGTGAAGTACCCGGCGAGAATGAAGATCAGCGTCATCGGCCTGATGTTCTTCGACAGCCAGCTGTCCGACCGCATATCAGCTGCATGGCGGTCTGTCAGCGCCTGCTGCTCGGCCTTGAACAGCTCAGTCTCATTGGCCATCTTAGCCAGCTCGCCCGACTGCTGCAGCTGGGCAAGCTCGGCCTGCGCCTTGGCCTTGGCCTCGGGATCAGGTACTACCTTGTCAAGTATCTTGCTGGCGAACGGCAGCAGGGCTGTCAGGGCTGGGAGCATTGCGCTTCTCCAATGCTGTAGATAAAGACTTGCGACCAACGACACCACCGATTGCGCCAATACACAGCAGCATGATGTCCTTCAGGATCGCCAGGAAAGCCTGATCGATCGGGCTGATGCGCTCAAGGTCATGCTCGACGAACAACACGCCGCCGAGGATGGTCAGCACAGATATGACAAGGATGCCGGTAAGCGAAATTGTGATGATCGCCCACACTCGCACCTCAATCTGGTCGTTGCTCATGATGCTTGCTCGATGATGAATGCGATGATGTGCCAGAGGATCAGCCCGCCGGTGAACACGATCATTGCGATGAAAGCGTAATCGGTCACCATCCTGATCAGCTTCTTGCGCCGCCTGATCTGCTCATAGACCTGCTTCTCACGCTTCTCTTTGATCGAGCGACGCATCAGGATGAACTCGTTGTATCCCTCTTTACCCAGCCACCAGAGTTCGCCCAGGGTGAACATGTGCCGGATCTCTTCTTCCATCTGCTGGATCTTGATCTTCGCAGCATACGCATCGAATGCTTCAGCAGTCGCTGATTTAGCGAACACCAGTTTCTTAAACAATGGAGGAGGCTTGTTTGCGTTCTCTTCTTCGGTGCTCATCCACTCCTGCAGATCAGCGACCGCGCCAGCCCACTTGCCCAGCTGCGAGAACACATCCTCGGCCTCGCGCCCGACCTCGACCGCGGCCTTCAGACCGTTGAAGACCGCCGTGGCGGTGGCGAGCAGCGAGACGGGATCAAGCATGGCTAAACCTTCACAACAAGACCGATGAGCAGCACGATGATCGTGCCAGCGCTGGCCATCAGTATCTGTTCAAGACGTTTCAATCGTGCGTTGATGCCAGCATACCGCTCGGCACAGACAGCTTCATGCGTCATCAGCTTTGCCTCAAACTCGTTGATGTTTCCCATGTCTCACCAATTTCTGGATTAAGGTTGACCATCAAGCGCCGCAATGCGTTGCGTCAACTGTTCGATGATGGATTGTTGCTCTTGGATTGCTTTCACCAAGACAGAGCAGAGAGCGTCAACTCGCAGCGACTGGATTTTATTTTCCTCGTCTTTTTCCCCATCGACCGCGCTCGGAATAATTTCCGCTAGTTCGTGCGCGATGAAACCCTCTCGCAATACGTTGTCGGCCTTCCAGCTAAACGGCTCATAGTCCGCGTAGGTGTAGGTCACCGGCCGGAGTTGCAAAACCCGCGCCAGCGCGTCAGCGGTTTGGGTTTGAACGTCTTTTTTTACCCGATAATCAGATGAGACAGTAATGCTGCCTTGGTCTGTAGTATCAACCCACAACCTAGTGGCAGATCCATTCCATTGGAAATTTATAGCATTGTTTTGATACGCCCCCCCAACGCCAGAATGAGATCCGATCCCGTAGTTAGAAATCAATCCTTCCGCATATAACCCGCCATCATAACTAGCGGAGCCTGTCTGCCTGACATTTCTATTGAACAAAAAGTTCCCGCTTGTGGATACGATAAGTTTGTACGCATTGTTAACAGCAATAGCAAAAGGTAAATACGTTCCGGCACCATTCCTGCCAGATTCTATAAACGAATTAGTGCTATTCATTCCGACATAGCAATAAGAGGCATTGGTTATGTCTGAGTTATTGGCGTAAACAAAGCCCGATGTAGTGGATGTTCCATTTGGAAGCACATATATATTTGTGTTGCCGTTTGTAACACTCGTTTGGAACATTGCCCTATTAGCAGCTGTTGCATTGCTGAAATCGCCGGTGATCCTGCGAGCAGACCCGGTGATGTTCAGATTGCCATCGACGTTCAGAGTTGAAATCGTTGGTGACGATGCTAAAACTACCGCACCTGTCCCGGTCGATGTTGTGCTTCCGGTCCCGCCGTTTGCAGGCTGAAGCACCCCCGTCACATCGGTCGCCAAGTTTATAACTGAAGCAGTCCCAGTCCCTGGCAATGCAGCCGGGTTCCCGCTGGCATCGAATCCGAGATACTTTGTCGCTCTCGTTGCGGCTGCAGGCAGCGTCATGTTGATGCTGGACGGGTCGCTGATCGGAGCCTGCAGCGCTCTACTCAAACCCTCGGCATTCTGCTGCGCGAAGATCGTCTGCTGGTCGAGTTCGTCGTTTAGGGTGTTGGCGAAAAAATCACCGCCGGTCACGAAGTCAGACAGCCGCTGGATCGTGCGGTTCCCGACGATTGCGATCTGCGTTGCCCCGGTCGGTGTCGCTGTCAGCGTGATGCTGCCCGTGCCGTTCGCGTTGATCGTCACCGTGTAGTCGGTGGTCAGCGTCAGCAGCGTGTCGTCACGGTAAACCGCAATGTCGGTCGCCGCCAGAATCTCAAACGTGAAAGCATACGGACCCGTACCGCTCGCCGCGTAGACGACACGCCGTGTGACGTTGTTAATTGGGATTGCCATCGTTCACCTCATTTGATGTAGTTGCCGACCCTGGCTCGACGCCGCTGCGCCGCTTCAACCCGAGCCTCGATGCGTGGACCGAATGTCGGATGCGCGTACAGTTCCGCTTGCGCCATCTTCGTGAACTGCGAATACACCTCTCGGATGTTATTCTGCTGGACATCCTTCGGGTCGTCGTAGAAGCCAGGCGACCTTGCTTTTTCAACGATGGCTTTCTGAATGTTCAGCGCCTCCGGCTTGCCATTGCGATCTACAATGATCGACACAAGCCCGAGCTGCTTCATCAAGTAGTCGTATTCGTCCACCTCGAGCTTGACGTTGACGCCGCGGACCGTTACATCCATGCCTGGCTTCTGAATCGACATGCCGAGCTGGATCATAATCTTGTCGGCCATCCGCTGCTTGGTGGCGCTGTACCGAATGCCGCTCATCCCGGCCAGCCAGGGATTCGCTGGATCGATGTCGGTGATGATCTCGCCGAGGTAGTCGCGCTGGGCTGGCAGCGTCTCACTCAGCACCGGAGTCCGAGAGATCGAGCGATTGAGCGCCTCATAGAATCCTTTGAGGCCAGTCGGGACCAGCGGTGACTCAGCAGTCATGCGCTTGACCGGATCATAGATCCGTTCTGCCGTAGCCCTGGCGCTGCTGAAGATCCCGAGCGGCGAACCCTCGACCGCGTAAGACGTTGCGCTGCCAGCGACTTGATTGAGCGCGTTCTTGAATGCCTGCTTCGGATTCGGGATCGTCGCGCTGAATGCGCCAGCAATGCTGCTGACACCCTGCAGGAACGGAGACTGCCCGACATAGCCGTACAGACCCCACACCGCACCGAGCAGCACCTCGCCTGCCAGATCCTGATCGTCCTCATACCGAGCATATTCGACCGCATCTGCGATCATGGCCATCGGCCCCGCAATCGGATCGATTCCGCGGAATGGAACGTACAGTTTGCCGTCCTTGCTGATGCTAGGATCAATACCCATCTTCTTCAGGTACTCGACAAACTCGCCGTCCCACTCCTCTTTTTGGAAGACGAACGAATACGGTCGCCACCCGCTGTCGAGATAGACGCGCCGCAGGTTCTGATCGCCAGGCCCGCCGCCGGTCATGCGACCGTCAGCGACAAGCGATCCAGCGCCCATCATGATCATTGTCCCCATGCCCCACTTCGCCATCGCCAGCTCGCGCTTTGCGCCGCCTGCAGCGAAGTCCTGTCGCCATTGCTTCGACATCGGAGCGAATGCCGAATGCTGCATCCCCTCAGACGCAACCCACACCGGAGTCTTGACGAACGGGAGGGTGATGCGACCGAGCAGGTTGTCCTGCGCCAGCTCTTGAATCTTCGCCGCGCTGCCGGTCAGCTGCCGCGAGAACGTGACCATGTGGCCAAAGTCCTTTGCCAGCTCATCGATCTCAGCAGGGGGATCAGAGATTATCTCAGCCATCTTCTGAAGGCCCAGCATCTCTGCCTGATCCCGCGGCACCCCGGCATCCTCGGCGCTGCGAATCACTTGCCGCTGCGTCCGGTACGCTTGAGCGTACAGCTCTGCACGGTAAGCCATCGTCTTGAACAACTCGTCCATCGCCATGATCGGGCGACCGCCGAGCAGCGTCACGAAGTTGGCGTAAGCGTTGATGCCCTTAACCAGACCCTCAGTTTCGATGCCGTAGTTCCGAGCGTCGAATATGTGATACTGGCCCTCGAGCTTCTGGCCCGCATCCGATAACACGCCAGCGCCCTCGCGCATCTCGCGGGTCGTCCCGGTTCGCAGCGCGGTGCCAGCCAGCGACATCCCCTCGCGGAATGAATGGATCATCCCGGCAACCAGCGCACCAGCTTCACCCAGCTCGACCTCGCCCTGCATTCCGACCGAGCGCTTCGCCGTTCCAATCGCCCCAGCCAGCGCCCTCGTTGCGACCGTGCTGGCCAGGAAGGTCGTCGAACTGGTGAGATTCACGACATGCGTTCCGATGCCTGATAGCAGACCGTTCTTCCAGGTGCGATCCCACAGGTCAGCGATCAGCCCAACCTTGCCGACCTTGTTGATCAGCCCCTCTCGCGCTGCCTCGGTTTCCAGCTGCACGAACTTCTCGACGAACACCTTCAGGTTCTGCGAGACATTCGGATCAGCCAGCATCTGCTGGATCTCGGCGCTGTTGG